GTCCCGCCGCAACTTCGCTCCAGGGAGCCGCCCAGCACGAAGATGCCCGCCAACGCGCGTGAGACGGGCGGCACCAGGCCGATTGCGCCGGAGATGAAGTCGGCGCCGTTGACTTTCTGCAGGGTGGCCATGGTTCGTCCTCAGCCGGCGGTGATGGGGATGGAGAAGGCGACGCACCAATTGTGCAGGGGGTAGGGCTTGCCCACGAGCGCCGGGATGTTGGCCTCGGGCACCTGCCCGCTACCGGCGGTGTACTCGTAGAGTTCGGACGCGACGGTCGGGTCGCTGTCGCGAAGGCAGCCGTTGCCCTGGTGGAGCGTATTGTCGGCGTAGCGGAGCTTGATGCCGGCGCCCGGCACGCGGTTCAGCGTCAGCTTGACGACGGTGTCGGCGACGATCTCGGCCGCGAGCACCGGGATAGCGCCGCCGTCATCCAGCGCACTGAAGCCGCGGGAGACCGGGAAGTCCGTCGCCGCGTTCATGATGTAGGGCAGGTCCCAGACCAGCGGCGGGTGCGGGACGTGAAAGTCCACCATCACCTCACGGCCGCGCACCGTGGCAGTCAGCGGGCAGGTCGGACGCCAGCGGCGACCGTCCACAAGCACCCGCGTCATCGCCTTGCCGAACTGCTGCCCGAGCCAGCGATAGCCGTTTGCGTCGAGGTGCCCGCCCGCGTCGGTGACGGGGTAGACGGGGGCGGCCAGGTACCAGCCCGGCTCTTCCTCGCTCAGTTCCCACTGCGCCTGACCGATGGCCAGGTCGAAGGTATCAACCGTGAACTGCGCGCCGGTCTGGTAGGTGAAGAACGGCGCCAGGCGGGACTGTCCCACGATGCCTGTCTCGACATCGGAGCGCAGGTCGGCCCGGTACTGCTTCAGCTTGGCCTTATAGCCGGCCTTGGTCGCATCCGAGGCGCCTGAGAGGCCGCCGGCCGTGGAACCCTGATAGTTCGCCTCTCCCTGGGCAAAGAGATAGGCGCCGATGCCGTAGTCGCCACCGGCCGCGGTCGCGAGCCCCTTGGCCAGCGTGGTCAGGCTGCGGACCCGATTGAACTTCTCCGGGGTCCACCCCTTGCTGATCTCCTCCAGCGCATTGCCGGAGGACCCGTTCGCCGAGGCGATGAACCGGTGGGCAGCGTCTTCCTGCACCCCCCGCGCGTCGTTCCAACTCCGCCGCAGGAAGGAGAGCGCCCCCTCGAGGATCGTCTCGCCGCGGTTGCTGTTGCCGCCCGCGACGGAGAGGGTGGCCTGACCGGCGGGGTCCACCAGGGCCGTGGTGCTGTTCTTGCTCGGGACCGTCGCGACCAGCGGGGTTAGAACCGCCTCGCCACGCGGGATCCAGTCGGTCGTCTCCTCATCCGTCGGATGGACCGAGGGGCCGATCATCAGCAGCCCGGGATAGCGATTGGCCCGCGTCAGGGATGGGAAGCCCTGGTAGCCCACAGCCAGGGACTGCCCGAGGCTGATGAAGTGGCTGAAGGCAGCGAGCGGGCGCGCGACGGCGTCCTCGCGTTGCCGGGCCGTGGCAGCGGCGACGGACAGGTTCTTGTTGTTGCGGGTCGCGATCTCGGCCGCCGTCCAGGTTGCGATGTTTACGCCGGGCGGCTTGGCGAGCCCCTGCCCCATGGAGACGCCCAGCGCGCTGGTCGCGAAGCCCACGAAACCCAGCTCGTCCGCGAAGATCTGGGCGAAGTCCGAATGGGTGATGTTGATGGCCGGCACCGTGCCGGCGAAGGTCGGGGCGCCGCCATAGGGTGCCTGCACCAGCGTGGCGCCGTCCGGTCCCAGGATGGTCGCCACCCCATCCACCAGCGTCAGCCGGAAGCCGCCGGCCTGCACACTGGCATCTGCATTCACCCTGAGGGAGACGAAGCCGTCCGGGTCCGTGACACCCCAGGCGCCCGTGCCGCCGGTGACGAAGGACTGCCCCGGCACCCTGATGGACCCATCGGGCAGCAGGTCCAGCACCGTCGCGCCGTCCGGGCGCGAGAGGCGGGAGGTGCCGTCCGGCAGCAGCGACACAGCCGCGCCGAGGGTGCGAAAGGTGAGCCCGTCCTTGGAGAGAGAGCCGGCGATGAAGCCCATCTCGTCCACGAAGACGAGGCCCTGATCCGTGATGTCGGTGCGGACCTCTCCGGTCTTGATCGTGCCGGCGGCATTGGCTGCCGAGATCGCGGCGGCTTCCTTGGCTTCCTGCGCCTGGTTGCGGGCATCGACAGCCTCAGCAGCCTTTGTGTCGGCCAGCTGCGCGTTCCCCGCCACCTCCCCCGCCTGGGTAGCGACGGTCGCGGCGGCGGCGGTGACCTGTTCGACAGCGGGGGCGACGGTCGCGAGGGCGGCGTCGATCACAGCGTTGCCCGGCAGCCGCACGCTGTTCCCGTCGGCGTCGACGCCCGGAATGGTGTCGCTGGCCTCAAGGGTGGCCTTGGCCGGGAACTGCGGGATCGTGGCGCCAGCCAGGTGGGTGCCCCGCGTGGAGACCGCGGCCACCCCCACCGCGCTCAGCCAGATCGACTGCTGCGGGATGGAGCCCACCGGCGGCTCCGGCACGACCGTGACCTCGGTCCATTCCAGGGGCTGCCCGTCGCCGCCGTCAGCCCGCACCGCCCAGAGGCCCGTCGTCGGCACCTGGTACTCGCAGTTGTAGGCGCCCACCTTCCCGGCGACAGCGACGCCCGGCAGTTCCAGCACCACATTGCTCGGCGACTTCCAGAGGAACACCACCGGCCCCGGCGGCTCAACAGGCTTGCGCGCCTCGTCGCGGAACTGGACCCGGACGACCAGGGTGTCCCCGATCCAGACGCGCGGACGCAGCACATCAGCGTCGGGCAGCAGCCCGAGGTCGGCCGAAACAACGGTCATGAGCACCTCGCATGCGGGAGCGCCGCGCAGCCCGGAGGCGCGCGGTTGTCAGGCGGACGGATTGGGGGGGGAGCGGCTAGAGCGCCGCGCCAGCCTTGAAGAGATCGTTCAGCTTCGCCGCCGTCAGGGGCACCTTCGCTGCAAGGGTGGCAACGAGCGGACTGCCTCGCTCGATGGTCGCGGCGTGCTGCCACTCGATCTGCGCCGAGCGATCAGCTGCAGCAACTACAGCCTCGACCTTGTCCAGCAAATCGGCCTGGAGCAGAGCAAGCCGGGCCTGCCGGGCAGTGATGGAGGTTGGCACGGGCGGAGGCCCAGAAGCTGGCGCTGGCGCATCCACCAGCTCGCCGTCCCGCCAGACCTTCCGCTGGCTCGCCTGTGACCATTCGGCCCAGACCTCATCGGAGATCGGAATAGCATCCGCCGGGATCGTCGGATTGAAGCCAGCGGCATAGAAAGCCAGCGCGCGACCCTCGCCGTCGACGACGACGTATTTCCGTCCAAGTTCGTCGGTCATATTCAGTGCCCCAAAGCGATCCAGAAGAATGCCGCGCTGCCGAATGTCACCGCCCCTGCCGTAACGACAGCAGAGCTGATGATCGTCCCGGCCTGCGTCTTGAGGTTGCATCCAAAGACCCGGCAGGACCCCGGTCCCCATCCATCGGCAGAGGCCTCCATGGCCAGCACGATGTGGCACGCATTGGGGAAGGTGAGCGGGAAGGCGAAGTTCACGTTCCCGCCCACCTCTGTCGAATTGTTTCCCCACTGTACGATCAATCCACCGGGCAGGCGCATGTAGCCGTTGGCGCCGAGGAGGCCGGTGCCGCCGAACATGGCGCGGAGATCCGGCAATGCGGCCACCTTCTGCCTCAGCGACGCGTTCGCCACGATGTTCCCCGAGGTGATGCTGGTGGCGCCATTCGCTACGGTCACCCGCGCCAGTTCAACATACCCAGCATCTGGCGTCGGCGCCGTCTCGGAGCCGGTAGCAGCTGCGGTGCCGGCCTTGAGCGACACTACCGCCTGCACAGCCCGCCGGGTGTTCTGCGGCGTCCCGCTATTGTTGGGGCCGCTCCACGCTGTAGTCGGGTCCGCTGCGTTGTAATAGGGCAGCACCCCCGGATCGGTGTCCACAACCTGACAGGCGGCCTGCACCACATAGACCCGCGACTGTCCAACGGTACCCGGTGGCGTAATGGCAAGCGTCACCGCGTCCCGCAGCAGCCCCTGCTGCATAACCGTGCGCGTGTCAGTGCCGAGCGTGCTGTAGGCCGTCGCGTCCAGGCTCAGGGGCGCATAGATAGCCCCCGGCTGGACGATGACATTTAGGGCGGCCGGCGAGTTAGGACCGACGGTCATCCCCTCGACGGTGACGGCAGATCCCATCACGGACTGTGCCAGCCAGCCGACCGCTTCCACAGCATAGCGCTGTGGGGCAAGCACGTCCGTCTCCTGCGGGATCGCCGCTGGATATACGATCTTCCGATCCATAGAACCCCCTTCGGGTCAGCAGGTCAGGCCTGGATCCGTACCCAGACCGTCACGCCCTCGGGCTTGTTCGCCACGATGGCTTCAAGAATGTCGTCGTCGGTAATGGCGTCCGCGGCCTGCTCAGTGCTGAGATAGGCCGACCGCCCCTTGCCGTAGCCCCCGGCGGGAACACCCCAGCCGGCGATGAGCGGAGCACCGGTGGTCAAGTCGCGGAATACGTCGATGAACACGTCGCCGGGCGCCTGCAGGCTGCCGTATGCCCCCGCTACGCCGTAGCCCATGACGGGCACGCCCCACCCACCTACGTCCTGCGGGAGAGCGGGCTCGATGATCCGCGGTTCGCGCCCCGTGAGGTCCAGCAGCAGCTGCCGCATGGCCGGCCGGGTCGCGCGCGGGCGCAGTACCTCGGCCTTAATGCGTGTGCGGAACGCCGTGTCCGACTGCCCTTCGCGGCGGCGAAGGCGCCCCCCGAGAAAGTCCAGGGCCACCAGTTCCAGCCAGCCGCCGGTCGCTGTCGTAAGGCGCGTCTGGGCCCGGGTGAAGGCGATCATGCCAAGCAGCCATGCGGTGATGGCCGCCGGCATGGCGAGCAGCGCCCGCAGCACTGGTGCGTCGCCCAGAGCCGGCGGAAACCAGCCGGACGGCAGCACGGAATGGGCGCGTTGAGCGGCGTCCTCCTCAGCCTCGGACGCCATCAGGCAACGGCCACGGTGCCGGCGATGACCCGCTGGCGCTGGGAGGGTACGAGGTCAGCCGTTCCGCCGTTCAGGGTGACTGCAGACACATTCGTCACGGCTGGACTAGCTGCGTAGGCAATCTGCGCCAGCCGCGTGAAAGGCAGGGTCTCACCGATGTCGAGGTTTCCCAGATAGGTCCCGATCGCCGCGGCCGCGGCAGCAACCGCCGCCGCATGATTGGCCCCGGCCGCCGTCGCGAGGGACATCGAGACGTCAGCACCGAGCGTCTCAGCCGCTACCACCTCAAAGCTGATGCCGAGGCCGCGCACCGGATCGACGGCGGCATAGACGAGGTTCAGGAAGGAGATGGGCGGGCTACCCGAGCCGTCGTCGACCACCACCACGAAGTGCGCCTGGCGCGGCGCGCCGGCTGCGTCCTCGCCCTCGATCTTGCGCCAGAGAATGCCCGCCTGAACCTGCGAGATGGCGAAGTCGATGGCGCCGCTGGTCGCCTTGGAAAGTGACGCAAGATACAGCGGGAACTGCGCCTGCAAGGCCGCATCGCTCTGGGCCGCCACACCGCCGGTCATGGCAGAGGCGTTGTTCACGGTGTCGACGCCCGAAATCGGGGTTGCCAGCAGGGTCACCGTGCCGGGATCGACGTTGCCCGCCGGGCCCGTCGTTACGGCCTGCACCGGTACGTTCAGGCTCCCGACCAAGGCGCCTATCCAGTACCCCCCTGCCCCGGCGTCGTAGGCCGCGTTGGCAGGGTCTGCCGTGACGGCGAAGGTGACGGAGCCATCTGCCGTCCGCACCAGCGCGCCCACCGGGGCGAAAGCGGCCGCACCGGTCACGAAGCGGGAAAGCGTCACCTCGCCGGCTGCGGGTCGAGCCTGGGTGCGGCTGAGGCCGAAATCCTCCACGAAGGAGTCCACGTCCTCGCCGACGGAGGTCCGCAGCCGGGTCATGCCCAGCACCTTCAGCACCTGCGCCTGTAGCCAGAGACCGAGAGCGGCAAACCCTTCCGCCAGTGCCCGCAGGATGGACCCTGGCGTGTAGTTGAGCGCCCGACCGGCCGAAGCCTGAGCCGCCGCAGCCTGGTCCGCGAGAAGCCGCGGAAGGCCCTTGAGGTCGAGTGTGGCCATGGGTGCCGATCAGTCCCGCATCGTGAAGCCGATGGCCACGGGAGCCCCCGTGTCGGCGTCCTGGTAGGTGATGTTCAGCACGACGGCTCCGAGCGCATCGCCCTTGGCCGAGACCTGCGGTAGCGGATCCGCCGAGACCACCCGCTCGAGCAGCATCTGCCGGCGTGAAGTGGCCTCGGCCCGCTCCGCCCCATTCGGCTCGCCTACCAGCAAGGGCAAGCCCGCGCCGTAGTCGGGCACCCAGATATAGCTGCCCTCAGCAGTCAGAAGCCGCCGCAGAACGCGCTGCCTGCCTGCTTCGCTGCCCTCGACCGCGCGCAGGTCGCCGGTCGCGGACCATTCAAGGTCCCCGCCCCAATCGTGCCAGGCATCCATGGTTCAGCCCGCCTTGACCGTGCTTGTCATGCTGTCGGCCCCCATCTGCTCGTTGGGGATGCCTGTAGTGCCGTTCGGAGCCGGATGCGTGTGGGTGTTGAATACCCCTCGCGCTACATCGGTGAGCAGACCGCGCACTGTCTGGCCGGCAGCGCCCAGCAGGATCTCGGGCGCTGTGACAGACGCCACGGCCGCACTGACGATCGAGGCCAGGGTGTCTGCATCCAAGCGCAACTGCACGGCATGGAAGTCCACAGTGCCGTCAGCATTGAGCTGCAGCCGCGCCCCGTTCTCGCTCGTCAGCCAGATGGCTCCGGCGGGCGTGGCCGGAGGTGGCTGCTTGCGGCTGTAGAGCGCCCCCAGGACGACACCAGCCTCGGCTGAGCCCTCCTGGAAGCCTACTACCACTTGGGCGCCGATGGCGGGCAGCGCGTGCAAACCCCATCCGGCGCCGACAGAGAGCGCCATCACTGGCAGCCAACCAGTCAGCGCTCCTTCCGGCTGCATCTTTACCCGCACGGCGTGGGCGGCAGGGTCCACTCCATCAACGACCCCAAAGCGGGTCTGGGAGACATGCCCCATGACGCGCTCGGCCTCGCCGCGGATCTGGTTTAGCAGGGCCTGCCCTTGCATTAGAGCGACGCCGTGCTGACAGGAGCGAGGTTACGGGCCCGGAGGCGCATGGTGAAGCCCTCCGCTGGTCCGATGAACCACTGGATGCTGTCGATGAAGTATGCCTGGTCGAACTCGGTTCCCGTGCCGCTCAGCACCAGCAGGTGGCGTTGCGTCAGCCTCATATCCGCCGGGAGCCGGTCTACTTCGGCCATGCGCTCATGGCGGCTGAACTCTTCCAGCTTGCGCTGGGCTTCCTCGATGGCCTGCTGCTGCGTCAGGCCGGGCTTGCGGATCACGTAGCGCTGCGCCGGAGCCTCGGAGCGAGGCTTGCCGCGGCGACTGCGGTCAGCCCGCCGCACCGCACGGACAGGGCTCGCCTCCCGCGAGTTCCAGGAGATCACCTCGACCACGATATCCCGGGCCACAGTAAGGTTCCGCCTGAGGCTGAAGCGGGGTGCAGGCGAAGTCGCAATCGGCGCGCCCTCTTTCGGGCGGCTGTAAGCCAGGTTCCACCGGGGCGCGGTGCTCGGGTTAACGGAGGGCTCGAAGTGCAGCTCGCGGCCCTTCACGTAGACGTCGAAGCCTTCCATCTCGGCCAGATAGGTCAGCAGGTTCCACTCGGTGGTGTCGTCTGTCAGCCGGGCGTGCTCGCGCTCGTAGTAGGTGCCGCTGCGGGTCCGTGTGGCCGTGACCACCGGGGTCAGTCCATGCCGGGTGGCAATCTCCGTCGCGATTTCCGAGCTAGTTCGATTGGGCCACTTCTCGGTGGTCTTGGTCTCGATCAAGTCCGCAGTGCGATCCCGACCAGCCAGGCGGATCTCGCGGCGGTCGTAGTCGATCTCCACGTCATCTACGCGCCCCTGGATCAGGGATGTGGTCGGCGTCGGATCGCCAGCCAGGATTTCCACCTCAAGTTCCTCGCTGTCGGTGAAGAACGAGGGCGGGTACTTGGCGCTTAGGCTCTCATCCATAACCAGCGTGACCGCAAAGCTGTCGGCCGAGAGGTAGCGGTTATTTTCCCACCGAGCGTCCTCCAGCAGGTCATCCATCCGGCGGCCATTCACCAGCACCGTGGCGCGCGGCGCGCGAACGGCGGGTGCCGGCATGGGCTCCAGGGCGGCGGTCTTGGAATATCCAGCATCCGCGGCGACAGCCCCTTTCGGCACTGTTTCAGACACCGCCGAGGATGCCCCCGTTGCTCTCGCGGCCCCCGGCGCGCGGGATGGACAGAGTGACGATGCCGCTCACCCACGGGTCGGTCAGCCCATTGGCGGCAGCAATGCGGGTCCAAAGGGTCGCGTCGCCATAGGCTTGAGCCGCCATGGCAAAGAGGTTCCCCCCACCCACGGTGATAGTGGAGCCGGCGGCGATCACAGGGACACGCTCCCGAGGTTCAGGCGCATCCGCCCCAGCAGCGCCGAGACGCCGGCAGAGCGGTAGGCGGTCTCCGCAGTCTCAATGACACTCTGGACCGCGCCCGCCCCGCCGGTCTCGACGTCACTGGACAGCGCACCCGACATCCCGTCCGTAGGCAGTGCGGACATGGCAGCGTCTCGGACGTCGATGCTCTGCGCGAAGGCGTCCGCCGTGCCTGACTGTAGGCCGGAGAGCGCAGCCCCGCCGAGGGTCGACAGGTTGAAACCTCCCCCGCTGGCCACGGACATCACGGCACTCTGGGCGCCCGTCACGATGCCGGTCAGGATTGGACTGTCGGCGGCGAGCCCAAGCGCGTCGGACAGGTCGCCCATGATGGAGTCTTCAATCCGGTCCAGCAGCGCGCCGGCCTTCTCGGCCACCAAGTCCTGCACAACCAGGCAGGAGATGCTGTAGGGGATCTCGTTGAAGGCCTCATAGGAGGCGTCGAACCGCTCGATCACCACCCGATAAACAAAGGCGCCCCAGGTCAGGATGTGCGGCCTGCCTGCCCGACGCATCAGGTCGAGTTGACGCGCCCTCAGCGTTGCGAGCGTGCCGCGGAACCGCCCTCTCCAGACGATGGAATCATCGTCGGGCCCCATCGCGTCCACGACGCGCTTGCCGCCCATCAGGCGGTGCACGTTTAGCCGTTGCCGGCCACCGAATGGGATCTGCTCTGGGGCCTCGAAGCCCTGGAAGGCGACCGTACCCAGCACGAGCGGCATCAGGCAGTCTCCACACCCGCGAGCGCCCGCCGACCGTCGAACCGGGCCGCAGCCTGCACGGGCCCTGAGACGGAACGCTCGATCCAAGGCATGACGCCCTCGCCGACGCGGCGGCCGTCCATGTTCAGGATGATGGGCACCATTTGGGGCGTTTCGCGGAATGGCGGGACGAAGTTCTGTTGGCGTATCGCATCTGGATCCTGAACCGGCGGGAAACCTCCGAGATTGCCTCGGTTCATCTCATTCAAGCGACGCTGCGCCTGTGCATCAGGCTGAGTGAGCAGCCCCTGCCCGGAGCCGCTCAGGCCTTCCAGAATTCGACCCGGAATGCCCTTCACCCATTCGACTATCGCCGTGACGATCTCGGCTGCTTTTGTGCGGAAGGCCTCGATCGCAGCGCCGAGGGCTGGGCTCCACTCGGTGATGATGGCCACCACCTGATCAGACTTCTCTTTCAGCCATCCCCAAGCCTCCCCCATCCGCTCCGTTACCCAGCGCCAAGGCGCGAGCCAGTCGATCGCTGCGAGGCCATCCCGAACCCAGCGGAAGGGGCCAGCAATCATCGTTTCGAAGAGGGTGGCTCCCCACGTGGCAAAGAACCGTCCGACGGCGGACCAATCCTCGCGGGTGATCGTGGTGAGCATCGCCACGAGCGCGCCGACGGCTGCCCCGGCGGCAAGAACTCCGGCCACCAGCCCTCCCCCTCCGAGCGCTGCCAGCGCGGCCGCACCAATCATGACGGTCCCGAGGGCCACCAAAGCGGCGCCGATGCCGGCAGCAATGAATCCAAGAGTGCGTACAAGCGTCGGGTTCCGACCCGCGGCCTGAGCCATGCTGTTCAGTGCCGAGGCCAAGGCGTTCATCATTTTGACGGCGGCAGGAACAAGCGGCGAGCCAAGGGCAGCCATCAGATTGTCCCAGCCAGCACCCACAGCCTGCCGAGCGGCCACAGGGCTCTGCGCTAGAAGATCAGCAGCTGCGCTCGCAGGAACGGCCGCCTGATTTGCACGCTCACGATCGATCTGCTCCCGCGAGAGCATGATCTGAGTCCAGAAGCGTTGGCCAGTCGCGGTGCTGAAGGCCTTCAGAATGAAGTCCAGACGCTGCTGCTCTGTCCGGGCGCCAGCCCTGGTCATGGCTGGCATCAGGAACTGATCGAACCAGGCAGTGGGGTCGCGCATCAGGATTTCGCGGCCACGCACTCCGCCTCGGCTCAGCAGCACTTCGCCAGCGGGGGCCACCTCGAAGCTGCCGTCAGCCTTTCGGCGCCTCTGCCCGGTCCGAGACCCCCCTTCCAGAAGTCCTGCGGACTCAAGAAAGCGCGCCTGCCTCTGCGGCATCACGCCTGCCACGAGCTGTCTATAGGCGGCGGTCAAGGCGGTGCCTGCCCGATGGCCGCCCATGCTTTCAATCAGGGTAGACATGTCGCCGTAGAGGGCCTGCGGCGTCAGCATGGTGCCGGCCGGGCCGGCCTGCTGCATGAAGTTCAGCAGTTGTGCTGGGGAAACGCGCCCCCGGTTTGTGATGACGGCGCGCGAGAAGGCGTCCATCTCACCGCCGAAGCGCTGCTGGTCCAGTTGCCCATTGTTGAACCGGATGGCGCCGCGGAGGTCCAGCATGCGGGCAGCAAGCCCCGCCGCGCCCTCGTCGTTCTGCCCCGTGACAACGCCCAGGACACGGGAAAATTGCTGGAACCGCCCCAGAACTTGGCCGGCCTCAGGCAGGCTGCCAAGCAGGCCCCGCAGCTCGCCCAAAGCCCGAAGGTTGCCAGAGGCCGTCGTGCCCATGACCTGGGCAGCCGTAGCCCAAGCCTGCCCAGTAGCCTCCGCGATCCCCCGATTGGTCTCGCCGGCAGCCCGCAGAAGGGCCTGCTGATGGACCATCTCTTCGCCGCCGCGGACCAGGGCGTTGACCCCCGCCAGCATCGCGCCACCAACAGTTACCGCCCCCAGGCCGATCAGTGCAGTCCGAAGTGTCCCCAGCTTCGCTGTCGTAGCGTCGATGTGACGCTGGAACCCCAGCATCTCGCGCGCGACGACCCCCAGAACCTGGGAGACGCCGTTGGTCATCGCGATGTGGACGCCGATGCGGTAGGCTTCGACCAAAGGTACCCCTCCCCTACCGGCTATTCTCACTGGACGCGAACCTGTTACGTTCGTGGCATGCGGTTCCGAATCCCGATTTTCGTAGCTCTGGCTGCAGCCCAGCTTACAGCGGCGTCAGCTCAGACGTCCCGAGACAAGCCGAGGCCGCCACAGCAAGAGCGCGTCGCAGCCGCCCCAACCTTCTCGGCAGATGCGCAAGCGCGCTTCGCTATTACGGCTATCGATCTCGGCACCAGGATTGAAGGTTCGACACCCGTTGTTTCTGCAACTCTTCGACTTGCTGATTTTCAGCAGATTCTACCAGAATTGCAGCGGGGCGGACTCATCAATCCAGAATTAACGCAGGTCCAAAAGAACCGAATGAGGTTTAGTATTGCGTCCACGTTCTTAACCGGGTCGATGGCGCTCGCCATAAAGGAAATCTACCAGGACAACCCGGGGCTCAACACAGCGAGATTTGAGGGCGTTATTGAATTTGATGACGCTTACGGTAACTCTACCAAAGAGACAATTTACACTTTTGAATTCACCAGGGATCTGTATTCTCGCATCAACTGGGCGCGGTTCGACTACACCAACCTCTCAACTGTCTCACGCAGTTTCCGCATGACGCCATTCTATAGGCAAAAGCTAAACGAAGAGCTCGGATAATGGGGCCCTACCGCACCGGTCGCCCGTTGAACCCTGCCCTGGATTTCGAAGACGATGGCGCATCCTTCCGAGTGCGCCAGGAGCGCAGGCATCGGAGGGGGCGCCTAAGCCGTTGGTTCCGAGAGACGCCGCTGCCCCGGCTCTTCTTCTGGATCTGCCTGGCCGCGCCGTTGGCCTTCGCGGGGATTGTAATAGGGGCGGCCTTGGTGACCGTTCTGGTCGGCTAGTCAGTCGGGCCAGGGATACCAATTTCGGAGCCGCCCTCTCCGCGGAGAGCAGCGACCACTCGCCCACCCAGGATCCGAGCCACTTCATCCGACTTCCGGACTGCGGCGCCGCCAAGAAAGGACCGTGGCGGGATCGTCTGGGTTCCCATCTCTTGGTACAGGGCGATGTCTAGGTCGCTTCCGACGACTGCCTCCTTATCTCCGACGCGCCGCCCGATGCTCTCTCGAAGCTTACCCGTGCGCAGCAGGGGGTCGTTGGCTGTAAATCCCTGGGCCACTCGATCCTTCTGGGTGGCCTCAGCCAGATGGGGCCATGCCCCGAAGGGCGGCGCAGCGCTCTGATAGTTGCCGATCTCGCGCTTAGCCTCAGCCTCGACAACCCTTGCGGCCTCATCGAGGGCAGAGCGTTGCCGGCGCTCGATCTCCACTGCCAGCCCGCCCAAGAAGCCGGCAAAGGCTAGAGGGGAAGTGAAGTTCCGCATCACTTGCGTTCCTTCCATCGCATAGCCTGCCAGTCGTACTCGCTGCCCTCAAAGCCGGCGAAGATCACGGCATGGGCGAAGCGCTCTTCGTCGGGCATCAGCATCGCCCGCTCATAAGGGACCCCGTTCTTCACCAGCCACAGGCACTCCTGCAGCTCGGGGTCCTGCGCTAGTTTTTTGCCGCGGCCCGGCTTTCAGCAGCCTTGCGGGCGGTGGCAATCTGGACGGCTTTGCCAGCATCTCCTTCAGCGGCCTCCATGTCGGCCTCGGTGACGCCCATCATTTCCATCTGGGCTCGGCCGAGTGCATCGAAGCCATCTTCGCCGAGCCGCTGCACCAGCATTTCCATCTGGGGCTCAGTCGCCGGCGGAGCAGATGGCTCACCGTCGATCTCAGCCACCGAATAGGCCAGCATGGCATATCCGAGATACTGCGGGTTCTGCGAGTTGACTGGGCCGATCACCTTGAAGAGGCGCATGCGCTCCAGCGGGCCGATCTTCCGAACACCTAGACGGCGGCCCTGGGCGTCATCCACATAGTGCAGGCCAGGTTTGGCGGGCGGCTTCCCGGACGCCAAGGCTGAACCATCGTGAATTTCGACCTGCATCAGGCGACCCTCGTCCGAGTGCCGCGCGCCGTGATGCGCCCGGTCACCTTGTCCTCGCGGTTGTAGGTGCCAGTCTCGTCCTGCTTCATCTCGACACCGGAGAAGCGGTACTGGCTCTGGCTGCCGTCGCGCTCCGTGATGGTCTGGGTGATCGTCACGGTCTGCTGGGGAAGGCCGCTCCGGTACCGGGCTTCGCGTTCGGCGAAGTAGCGGTCCGTCTTGCCGTCCATTCGGTCGTATCCCGCGGTGATCTCCCAGCCGCGGTAGATGGTGGCAAAGGCGTCCTTACCCTCCAAACCGTGATGCTCGAGATCCTGCGTCATCGGCCGGGCATTGAAGTCCGTGATGCCGGTGATGGAGGTGAACGAGCCGTCCTGCGGGTCGTAGATGTCGATGGACACGTCCGTACCGACGGTGAAGGCCTCGGGGAAGCTGCTCATCTCTCGCGCTCCTTAGGCCGCGGCCGGCGAGCGCTGGATCGTCACCGCCTGCCCGCCTTCGAGGTTGACGATGAAGAACTCGGTGATTGCCAGGTAGCGCACCTTCACGCTCGCGGTGCGGTAGCCCAGAGCCCGACGGTTCGGGGGGTTGTTGCTGGCGCGGCAGAGCACGCTGAAGTCCTCGATCATCTGCGAGGTCGGCTCCGTGGGGTCACCCTTCAGGGTCTCCATGAAGGCCCCCAGGGTGGTTTCCGTCCGGCGCAGAGAGGCGTCGCTGGTCACCTCCCCGACGAAGCGCCCCATGCCGGCATCAAGGGTTGCCGCGATGAAGTTGGTCATCCGCGTAGCGTTGTCGCCATGCTCGGAGGCGGAGGACGAAGCATTGCGGCCCATACGGATGCCGAAGTAGGCGCCACCCGGAACGGGGTTGGTGATCAGGTCGATCCCGGCCAGAGCCAAGATCTGCAGCTCGGCCTCGGAGTAAGGCGCGCCGCTGAGGCTGCGCTGCGTGCCCACCACCCCGTAGACCTCCTTGTTCAGGCCAGAGAGGTGCGGCGCCAGGTTGCCCAGCCGGCCCGCGAAGACGGCCTGCGGGCTGACCATGCGGGTGATGCCGGTAACCGGGTCGTTCCAGTAGATCCAGTCGCCCAGGATCACCTTCACGAACTTGCTGTCGATGCCGGCGGTGCTCTTGGCTGTGGCCGCAGCTGCGGCAGTCTGCCCCGCCGGTCCCACCAGCATCATGTACGCACCCTCGGCCAGCCCGAAAGAAGCCTGGACGGTCCAGGTCGTGGCGTCCGTCACGTCCGCCAGCATGACGATGGAGCAGCCGGACTTGCGGAAGGCGTACATGCCCTTCCGCGGCACTGTGTCGACGCCGATCATCGCCGCGGCATTGACGCCGCTCGCACCGTCCGTGCCGCCTGTCAGCGTCGTGGTGCCTGCGGTCGGGGCTGTCGTGGAGTTCCCTGCGGTCGCCACCACCAGATCGGAGGCACTCCGCTGGCCTGGAATACCATTGTTCAGTGCCGCGGCGAGCGCGACCCAGAGGGCATTGCCGGTGCCGGTGATGTTGTCGAACACCTCCGGCGGGCGCCCCGAGCCGGCCTGCCCGACCGTCAGACGCCAGGAGTTCGCGGCGCTTCCGGCGGAGAGAACCACCGAGATGTTGTTGCCGAACGTGCCCGTCCACTTGGCCGTCACGGTCAGGCCGGTGGTCCCGATCGTCGCAGTGGCAGCGGCCTCGGTGCCGTCCGACACCCGCACGCCCGCGATGTTCTGAGCGCCCTGAAGCACTGCAAGAGCCACGGCCGTGCCGAGGTCATGGGTGCGCGCGGCCAGAGGGCCGAACTCCCGCACATGGTCCCCGTAAGTGGAGAGCGGCACCGGTACGCCCACCGGGCCCCAGCTCGCCACGCCAGCGATGCCGATCTTACTGGTCGGCACGCCGTTCAGCAGCAGCAGAGAGGGCGGAATGAGGTTGATGTAGAGGTTCGGGACCGCCAGAGCGGCGAGGTTCAGCGAACCGTCCTGATAGATCGGCATGGGCTGGGGTCCTCAGGCCTTGGGGTGTAGGAGCAGGACGAAGTCGGCGTGCGCCCCGCCCCGGATCTCGCGCAGCACGGCGCGGTCGGTGATGGCCTCGCCTTTGGCGAAGGCCGTACCACCCTCGCTGGTGAAGGGTTCCCGCACGATGGCCAGCGCCTTCGGCGGCTCCGGCGCGGCCGGGGCGTCTTTGCTCATGTCGGTTCCTCGGGTCAGGACAGGATGACGGCGCTTGCCGGCGCATCGGGCGGGTCCATCGGACCCAGGAAGGTCTCGACCACGACTGTGGTAGGCGCCTCGCGCCGCGCTGTGGTCGGATAGTCCAGCGTCACCATGAGGTCCCGGCGGTGCAGCAGGGCCTGGCGGGCGTCGTCGTTGTAGGTCGTGCCAGCGTAGAGTAGGCGGGCCTTCTCACCGGTGGACAGGGTCATCCAGCCAGCTTCGGTCATCCAAAGGTCCAGCACGCTCGCGACGGCATCGCGCAGGGCTGGCGTCGGGCACCAGCAGGTCACCTGCACCGATTGCTGCTGTCGGCGGAGCTCAATCCGCTCAGCGCCGAGAGGGACGACCCGGGCCTTCAGATAGACCGCCCCGGGGAGCGTCAGGGTCGCGCCGGCCACGGTCACGGACCGGTCTGCAGCGATCAAAGCGGCAAGAGCGGCTGCGGTCGCTTCAGGAGTGCCGGCCGCCGAAGCTATCCAGGCTCGGTCGTCTTCCAGCACCGCCGCCATCTGCCCGGGCATGCCGGAGCCGGCGAAGGTCACAGTCGTCTGGGTCGCCACCGCGGTCATCGTCGGCTCGACAGGGCACTCGGCCCGCCAGCCATCCAGCTTCCGCCCTTCAATGCGCCCCATGCCAGGCCGCGGGAACACGCTCACCTGCACCCTGCCGGCGGCGAGGTCAGCATCAAGCGAGGCGGGGTCCGGCCAGCCCGGAAACACCACGCAGGGCGCAGTGACCGCGGAAGGCTGGGCGATGCCGTTGGGGTACAGCGCCCCGGCCAGCCCTTGGCAAAGGGCCGTCAGGACGTCGGAAAGGTCGGCCATATCAGGTCGCCGCCGCCGTTCGCGCCACGATGCGCCAGCCCAAGGCAGTGCTCTCGGCGCGCATCACGGCGTACCGGGTGCCGTCCTTGTCTCGCAGCACGTCACCGTTCCGGACCTGGGGCAGGCTCGAGCAGCGGGGGAGCAGGATCGTCCAATCACCCACCGGCAGAGCCCCCGGCAGGTCAGCGAACCCCGCGCCGCCCCGGCCGGCCTGCAGGATGGACGCCGGCCAGGCCTCGAAGTGGTCTTCTTCGGCAGCAGCGGTCGCGCGGTAGCCAACAGCGCCCACGGCCTCAGGCGGCGCCACCCGGCGCAGCATCAGCGTGGCGTTACAGGCGACACACAGGGTGGCATGGACCAGTCCCGGGGCCGCGACAAAGACCGTCTCGCCGTTCGGATCACCCGTAGGCACCAGATAATCGCCGTGGAGCACAGCCACCCCGTCTACCAGGGCGTGCCGCACCGCCTCGCCGTGCTTCGGCTGCCCCTGAAAGGGGAAGGAGGCCGTGCGGTCGAAGGCGACGTTGATCGGGCCCAGGCGGGACAGCAGGGCCAGGGGCCCGAACAGCCGGTGCGGTCGGTAATGGTCGTAGGGAAGCCCCACCTTCTGTCCAGCGATGCGATAGCCGCGCTGGATCAGCGGGATGAGGTGGGCGCCGTCCATCAGACGACGAAGATCGCCGGCAGCGCGGATTGCCCGGCGTAGCCGAACGGTCCGAGCGGTAGGCCGAATAGGTCCATCAGGTCACGCCGTAGCCCGCCGAGATAGGCGTCAGCCTCTGCAAGGGCGTTCGGGTTGCGCTCCCAGACAGCGGCCTTCTTGGTGTCCAGGGTCGCCATGGCCGAAGCCTTGGCCTCTTCGGCGGCGCGGAGCCTAGGCAGATAAGTGCCACGGATCAGCGCTTCTTCCTCGGCCGAGACGCCAGCCAGGGCGCCCTCAAAAGCAATGGCCTCCACCGTCGCCGGAACGCCAGCCACGCCGAGCGCCGGGTATCCGGCGAAACGACGGAGCTCCACGAGCTCGATTGCGGTGAAGGCCATGCGGGCACGCTACTTCTTGGGCTCTTCGGACTTGTCGGAGCCGGCGACGATCTCGCCCGCGTCGAGCATGGCAGCGTGGGAAGGCAGCTTCGGGTTGAAGCCCTCCACCTCCTTCGTCTCACCCGGCATGATCATGATGGGGACCAGCGGATTGTCCTTGGCGAAGAAGCCGCGCGGCCCCGGGGACTTGTTGGTGATCTTCATGGCGGTTCTCCTCACAGCCCATCGAGGTAGCGAGCGGCGGAGGGCCGACGGAAGTCGACGCCGCCGAGCCGGAAGATCCCGGGCACCTCGAATACCATCGGCCCCGTCTGCCAGACCGGCAGGAAGCGGAACGGCATCGGCATGTGCAGCTTCAGCACTTCGGGATTGCGGCGGTAGAACACCACGCGAGAGACGCCACCGGCACCGGCAGTCTCCAGACCCAGGATGCCGCGGATGGTCAACTGGCGCCCCGTGGTGGCCGTATAGGCGTTCGTGCGCTGGAAGAACGAGAGGATCGTCTCGTTGCTGCCGGACGCGTAGGGCGTCGCCGCCAAGTACATGAGCAGCGCGATCGGCATCAGAACCGTATCCGCCATCTCGACGGTGTTGGTGCCGGTGTAGATGCCGGTGAGCTGGCCATTCAGGTCGCGGACGATCTGCGCCGGCGTCTTGGCCGTGGCCGCAGTGGCTGAGGCCGTCCCGTCCGCCGGCGCCGTGGTGACGGTGACAGCGGCCGAGTTGACGACACCGGTCTGGCCGACCGTGGTGTCACCGAAGAAGGTCACGCGGTTCACGAAGTCGAAGTGGGCGCGACGCGCCGCAGCGGCCTTGTCGGTGCTCAGGTTCATGCCCATCAGCTGGGCCGTCCCGAGTTCCTCGGTCGTGTAGCGGTAGCCGATCGCGGCCATGCGGACCTGGGTCTCGCCCTTGTCGCGCAGCACCTCGGCCAGCGGCACGTCGTGGGCCTGACCGGCGAACCACTGCGCCTGGCCAACCGCGTCGGTCGAGAAGTAGGTGACCGACTTGATCCACTCCGGCGCGGAGGTATCCACCGGCACCAGCTCGGCCCAGGGCAGGTCCGGGTACTGGATGCGGTAGACCTGCGGCTCGATGTAGGTCAGCTGCTGGGTGAGGAAGCTCAGCGAGCGCTGGGCATCCCCCATGAAGGTCATTGCGTTCATGTGGGGCCTCCTCAGCCCAGGTACACAACGGAAAGCTGGTTGGTGGTCGTCGTGGTGACCTCCCAGACCGCGTTCGGGATGAGGGTGTTGGAGGTGGACACGTTGGTCAGTACCCCCGTGGCCGGCACGAAGTAGACCGGGTCGCCATCAGCCACCGCGACGGAGGCGATAACCACCACCGGGCCCTTGGTGATGATGTTCGCGACCGAGTTCTGCGGATACGTGTCCGCCGTGGCGCCGACCTGCGTGTTGTCGAGCACAGCGATGCCCACGAAGCCGCGCGAAGCCTCGGAGACGCGGACCTGGTTGTCACCGGTGCCGCGCACAGCAACCTTGCCGAAGCCGATGCCGGCTGCCGTCTCCACGACGCGGCTGACCACGGTGCGGGGACGCATGTCGGGGATCATGCCCTCAACGAAGCGGGCCTGGGTCAGCCCGTAGCTGGTCTGGATAGCGGGCATCTCAGTTCACCCCCTTCTGGCCGGCGTTCTGCCAAGCGTTGGTCAGGTCATCGATGCCTGCCTTCCAGGCCGTCGCGCTGTCATTCACGACTGGCGCGGCCGGGGCGCGGAAGCGCATCGGGTCGTTGGCCGGTGCGGCGTCGGCCACGGCGGTGAGCGTCTCGAAAGCCGCCAGCACGTAGTCGTCGGACTTGCCGGTCACCGCGGCATCGCCGAGGCGCTTGGCCACGGCGGCGCGCCGCAGATCGGCGTCGGACTTGCCGGCCACGTCGAAGGAGTCACCCAGCACCTTGCGGGCGGAGGCGATGACACCAGCGCGGGCCGTCACGAGGGCGTCCAGAGCTGTGGCGTCGGGGATCTTGGCCTTGAGCGCCGCGATCTCGCCGTCCTTGGCCTCGATGGCCTTGGCATGGTCGGCCTTCAGCGCGTCGGCGGCGCCGTTCGCGCGATCGACCAGGGCCTGAGCATCGCTCAGCTGCCGCTGCAGCTTCCCAATCGCCTCGGCCCCTTGAGGGGTGGTGTCGATCGTCAGGCCGTCCACGACGACCTTGTTCAGTTCGCCGGGCATGGGCCGGACTCCTGTGGTTGAAGGGGTGGGGTCGCGATCCCCAATGCGCGCACCGGGGCCGGCACGCGCCGCATCGACGACCGCGAGGTGGTTGCCGACGATGTTTCGCTGGACCGCGTCGTAAGCCTGGCCGTCGGCCGTCCGCCCCGGGGTCCAATCGATCTTGCAGGCGTAGCCGACCGAGAGCTGGCACTTGCCGGCCTGCACATCCTCGATCGCTGCCTGATCCATGAGCGCCAAGGGAACGCGGATCCAATCGCCGTCCCGAGTGACCTCTCCACCGGTCATGCCAACCGAGTGCTGGCGCCAGTTCTTGGCCGTCACCGGTTCCGTTGGGTGGTCCATCGTCACTGGCCGATGGGCGAGCGAGCCCATCGCTTTAGCGTCGAACACCTCTTCCTCGGGCCGGTAGACACGAACGATGTCGCGGCTGGCGTCACCAAGCTCGGAGCCACGGTAAAGCTGGATCCCGGTCCGCGCGATCCGCGGGGTAGCCACGAGGTATCCAGTCTCGGTGGACCGAACGTCCCCGAGTGCCACGGCATCGAAAAGCTGCATGGCCTACTCCGTCTGAGCCGGGCGCGCCGTAGCGACCTTCACGATGACCGGCGCCGGCGCCTCGTTCCCGGCCGCTTCCACCGCAGCCTCGAGGCCTGGGTAGGTGCCGTCCTCGATAAGCTGGTTCCGGACCCCAGCCCGGAGCGCGGACGGCGGCAGGAACGCGCCCTGTGCGTAGATCTGCGTCGCCTGAGCCTTCTTCAGCCCGATCTCCGCTTTCTCGGCGTCGGTCAGCTGCCAGAGCGGCTCCCAATTGAAGTGGACCGCCGCAGGTCGGCTGCCGAGAGCCGAGCGGATCAGCGCCTCGTCTAGCCGTGCCATGGCGGGCTCGAGTTCGGTCTCGCGGCCGACCTGCACCTCGTCGTACCAGGCGCGCGTCTCGGTATCACCGCCTGAACCTGAGTTGAGCCCCGACGGGGCACGCCGGAACAGGCGCGAGAGCGGCATCTTGCCGGCACCGGCGCACAGATCGAGGAAGAGGCGCGCAATCTCGGGCAGGCCAGCGAAATTCAGCTGCTTCTGCTCCCAGACCTCCTTCAGGTCCCGGAGCAGACTGCCATTCACACCCTTGCTCCGCGCCGCCAGGGCAAAGCGGGCAAGGATCTTGGCCTGATAGTTCGGGTCCTTGGCGTACTCGCTCAGGTTCTCCACCCCAAACACATCCACCTTGGCCTCGGTGGTCATGGACGCGATGGACGAGGTCGCCGTGGCCGCCTGCAGGACTGTGTCGTAGACGCGCTGAAGCACTGTCCGGCCCCAGCCGCCAATATCGGTGCGCTCGATGGCTTCCTCGCCGATGAAGCGGACCATGCGCGAAGGGTGAACCCGGACCGGTTGGCCGTTGTTCCCCCCGATCTCGTACCACTCCGGCTCGCCGAAGTAGGGCGAGAGCACATCGCCAACCAGCGGGCCGGTGGTGGCCTCCTGTCGGCTGAAGACGTGCAGGTAGCGAAGGCCGCCACGCGCAAGCCGATCGATCGACAGTTCCTTGGCCGGATCCGCATCCCCAGTTCCCAGGAAGATAGCCGAGCCACCATCCTTCCGCGCCAGCTTCCGCGCCTTACGCACCTTCCAGCGGACGCCAAGTGCCTTCTCGGCGCTCTCCAGGGGGCCGATCTGGCGCTGCCCAGCCTGCCACCGGCGCCAGGTGCGCGTCTCATCGTCCGGCACGGCATCCACGATGGTGCCTGCAATCCAGTCCGACGTGTAGAGGTCGTCGATCTCCTGCTGCGTTAGCACGCGCTGCACGAAGCGGCCGGCGGCTAGTTTATCCCGGTCGGTGCCGAGATTGGCGACGATGTTCGTCAGGCTATCGGAGAGGAACAAGCGCAACCCTCCCCGGCATCACACCCAGTCATAGGAGGCGTCGAAGGGCGCCTCTCCCAGCATCAGCTCTGTCAGCGCCCAGATCAGCGCGTCCGCCCGGTCCGGCGACTTGGCCCCCTGGTAGCCGGCCGACGAGAACGCCTGCAGCTGCTCCTCGAGGTCTGGCATCGCCTCCAGGTGCTTTACGCGCCCCTGCTCATAAAGCGCCGCGACCGGCTCAGCCCGCTGGACCTTGCCGCGCGAGGCAGTCACCAGCTTGATTGGCACCGTCGGGCGGATTGCACGGATGGTGCTCTCCACCATGGCGCCGCCGAAGTTCCGCTCCGCTACAATGCAGTCGGCGCGGTGCTCATCGAAGAGCCGCAGCGCTGCCTTGGCCCATCCGTTCGGCCCGTCGCGCAGAGAGCCATCCTTCAGCGCGTACCCCATGCCGTCTTGGCCGCGCCCGGCAGCAACGACTCCGATCTCGTCCGACCGCCAGTCCTCGGGGCCCGAGCAGCCCGAAGGGTCCACTGCGATCACCACTCTCTGCATCGTGGGCAGCTGCGCCTCGGCGACCCGCTGGATCCGATCCAGCGTCCAAAGCGCGTTGTCCACCTGCGAGAGGTACTCACCCTCGAGGAAGCGCCGCCGCTCCTTCTCGGGAAGAGCGGCGAGCATCTTCAGATACGCGCCCGGCAGGTTCTGGGTGTTGTCGGCCGGATTGATCCGCATGGACGCGTAGAGGTGCCGGTCTTCCAGTGCCTTCCCGCTGCTGGGCTCTATGCCCATTTCGAACAGCCGATACGTCCAGTGCCCCACGGTCGGGGGGTTGGCGTCGTAGTAGGCCTTCAGTGCCAGCCCTGAGTTTTGCGCCAAGCGTGTGATGGCCATGTTCCGGGCCGCGTAGGAAAGCTGCGAGCACTCGTTCAGGTAGATGGTGGAGTGCTCCTGCCCGAGGATGCGCTCCGTCCGTTCCTTGTCGTCCAGGCCGCCGAACAGGATCTGCGACCCGTTGGGGAAGGTCGCGAACCAGTCCGTCTTGTTCAGCTCGTAGCGCAGCCCCGGGAAGCATCCCCGTACCACCTTCGGCAGGGTGTCGCCGATGATCGAGGCCTTCAGGTGATTGAACCGGAAGCGCAGGATGGCGTGGGTCGAGCCTGAGGCCTTAAGCGCCCGCATGATGACGGCACGGGTGAGCAGAAAGGTCTTGCCCGACCGCGATCCACCCCGGATCAGGATGTGCTGCGCCGGCCCAGCGAGTAGGCGGTTTGCCTCAGTCTGCCGAGCCGTGAGCTTAAAGGGCGGCGTCGTCGCTGCTGATGTTGAAGGTGAGGGCAACGGGTGTATCGCCCTTGTCTTTGAACATGCCCAGGTGACGGGCGACCTGCTCCAGAGCCTTGGCCTGGTCCTGCAGCTTCACCTCGAGACCGTCCTTGCCTTCCTTCACGCCCGCATAAAGCAGGCGGGCCGGGCCTTTGACCTGGCGGGTGTCTGCCACATGGACGCTGCCCACCCCTTCGCCGCGGCACTCGGGGCACGCGGGATGCGGCGGGCGGGTGCGGTCGAAGTCCAGGCCGCCTTCTGGCTCAGGCTCGGGTTGCTTCGCTTGGCGCGCCTTAGCGCATGCCCGGGTGAACTCTACAGCGGTCCACTGATACGCGTGACCCTCGCCCCAGCAGTGCCGGCAGCAAGTCCGGCGGAACTGCACTAGCTCGTTCGGGTCCGCGGTCGCGACGTCCCACCAGCGCTGCAGGACCATGTCCTGCGTGATCTCGGTGCGGGCGGAGCGGGCGGCCTGGGCCTCGGCGATGAGCGCCGAGATAGCAGGATCGGCGAGCAGCTTGTGCGCGTTAGCCTGCGCGTTCTTGGGTGTGTAGCCCGCCCGTATGGCCGCCTGCATGGCGTTCAGGTCGATAAGGTATTCTTCAGCAAACCGCCGCTGCTGGTCGGTCAGGGCCATGTTCGCCTCCTAGGCGCGCCCACCCCTCCAGCGGCCAAAAAAGGAAGCGCCCCAGGGCCGGGTGGCTCCAGGGCGCGCAATTCCAATATGGTTGCTGTCTCGCATAGATGTGGCACATCGGTCAAGACCAAATTTTAAGCAATGAGGCGCTTTTTTGGGGGGGGCTCTCGATATAGCTCGCCTAGCAGTTGTAAGATCGGTAACGAATCGAGGAACCGTACAAAATGGCTCATCCGCTGGGCGTTAGCTGGAAGAGAAACTTCATCAAGCTCCCTCCTGCTGCCGAGCGAACTCTTACGAAGCAGGCCGCCGCGGGAAGCGGTGTTGTCGTTGCTGCATGCACCAAGCATATCCCGCTTAGCGCTATACGAGCCGGCCAGTACTCGCACCTCGGTATCGGGATCGACAGCAGCGGCGCTGTAGTCTTTCCGCCTCAGGCAGCACCCCACCCGTTAGCCGGAAAGTACTCGGAGCGGAATGCCAACGGTCAGAACATCACGCGGCGCGATCTACCTAAGGTGCAAAAGACTTGGCACTGGACGTTTCCTGCATTTGGTGACTGGTCGAAGCCTGTAACAGCATCGCACACAAAAGATGTGTACCAAGTCGAGTATAAAGCACCTGAAGAGGCGATGATTAACATCGAGCTTCTCAAAGAGCTGGCAGGAAGCGATCCGACGTATATCTTCAAATTCTCAATCGATCGATCGCTCGATCCCGCCGCCCCTGAAGCGGCCTCGCGGCTTCTGGCGCACATCAACCTCTTGCAGGAGAACACCGGGACCTCCGGCGTTTTCCCTGGCGATGCGGGAACTAGCGCTTACCTGCAGGCGGCACAGGTGGCATGGGAGCTAATCCCTGTCGGGAACCGTGACGCTGTGCTGCTTCGCCTCTTCAGCAAGACCGGCAAATTCGACGATGAAGCAAGACGGAAGGCGATCGAGAGGTACGATCTGCTTAACTCAATGCGCCCCCAAAATTGGATCTCTGGCTCTACGGGCTTTCAGCGCTATTTCGGGGCCCAGTTCGGGAACAATCTGGTCGTCTTCGAGAACCTCGCCTACGGCAACGCCTTGTACTTGATGAAGGAGAATTGGCAAGCATTGAGCCGGCTCAGCCGGGGCGAACTCATCGATAAGCACTCCGACAAGGTGATGCGCATCACACACACCCCCGGCTGGCAGGCAAGGCTTAAGGCTGCTGTATCGGAGATGCGCTAGCGCATCTCCATCCGCTCCACACTCAGCACCCCCACCATTCAGCCAGCCGCGTGAGCGTGGCCTGCACCTGCCCCATCGTTACCTTCTGGTCCTCCTTCCGCCGGTCCGCGATCGCCCGTACCGACAAGTTCTCCACTACCAGCAGGTCCAGCAGGGCCCGGCCGTTGTTCCCCACTGCTCCGCGGGCACCCCGGAGGCTCACAGCGGCCCTCACCTGCATCTCAGCGGGGTGTCCCTGCATCCAGGGCGGCGTACGGCCTGTGGAGATGATCGGGCGATCCCTGGCGCCCTGCTCCATCTCGCTCTCCATCAGGTAGCGATCGCAGGCCTCGCGCTGAGCATCCTTCAGCGTCCCTCGGCGCCACAGCTCATCGTAGTGGCAAACCTTCCGCGCGCCGCGGACGGAGACACCCTGAGGCGCTTCGGGATCCGGCCGGTCCACGACCTCGACGGCCTTGGGCAGCCCCGCCGCCTCCCGCTCCCGGCGGATCGACGGGCCATAGTCGCCCACTAGCGCCAGAGCCATCGCCCGCTTCTGCTTCCGACGCGCCATCAGGCTCCCTTTCCAATAATTTCCAAGGCTTCACGCGGCCCTCGATTGTCATTCGCCGCCGCCGCGACCCGCGCCCACCAGTCGACGGTCTCGCGGGTATGGAGGAGGTCGCGCGCCGTGCGCATCCCGCCCAGCATCGCCGACCAGTGGTGCGGGCGGATGGAGAGGGGGCGGGTCATGGGCTCTTCCCCTCGGCAGGGGTCAGGAAGCTGCCAAAGCGTTCCTGCAACATCGTCGTGCGGCGCCGTTGGCCTTTCACCGGGTTCAGCACAGTCACCCAAGCCCAAAAGCGCCCACCCATCACGGCGCTCTCCTGGTTCCAGGCATCGACACGCATGCGTCGACCGTCGCGCGCAATCCATTCGGAGCCGATGCGCGGCAGTGTTTCCGTCATCCCTGGTTCTCCCCCCTCACCGCGTCCAGCACCGCCAGCACCTGCGGCACCACGGCGGGGCTGTTGGTCTTGACCTGCTGCTGCAGGACGTCGGCGGACAGGGACACGGCGGCGGTCGCGAGGGGGGATTGGCGGTCAGCCGGCATTGAAGCTCGCGCAGACCACGCCGGCCTGCGTCCCTTCCACAGCATCTCCAATCAGCACCGCCGTGACCTCTGCTGGCGAGCGCGCCCAGGTGCTGAAGTAGCCGTCGCCCCAATCGCTTAACTGGCCGGGATGCGTCGCCTGGGCTTGCTCCACGGTCTCGGCGGCCACCACGGCACTGTCGTAGGTGTCGTAGCCGTCGTTCACAGACTGGCTGATGAGCCAGAGCTTCATCGCACTCACCGCCCGCCTCCCTTCGCCAGCACGTCCCGCAGTTGCTCAAGCCGCTTGGTCATCGCGTCATGACCTCCAGCCCGCGCTGCGCCTTCGCGGCGTAGTGCGGCCGCAGCCGGTCCTTTCCCTGCTTCTCAAGCTGCTGGCTCGAACACCGGAGCGATCTTCCGGCGATACCGGCGCGGTGGGATCGAGTAGGACCAGAAGTGGCCATCGAC